GATGCCCATTTTTACAATACTCTAACATCAGACTTATATGTAAGTTTAACTTGTTTGGCATTTAATTTACCTCTACGAGTGTTTACAGATGGAGTAACCTTATCTAAGTGCATAGGATTTACGCATTTTTTATTAAAGCAAGTATGGTCAATCTCTAAACCTTTTTCTATTTCACCATATAAATGCTCATATAATACACGGTGTGCAGGTCGCATTTTCCCCTCTAAATGAAAAGCTCCATACCCTTTTTGAGTACCAGCGTTCCATTCCCAGCACATTTCAGTTTTGGTAACTTTGTTCCAAAATCTTACTAAGTCTTTAGGCTTCATTTATATCCCCGGAAATAAGAACTTAATAGCACTTAAATTGTCTTTGGTCTGATCGGTTACATAATCTACTGAGTAACCCTCGATAGATTCACGCTGTATATTGTCGTTATTAGATACTTCGCTCACCAGTGATTCAAGTAATGCAGACTTCACAATGTTCAGTGTGTTAGTATCCTCAAAGATAGAGAATTTAGCAGTCACCGATACGTTGTTTATTCCAGTAACAAACTTACCATCACGGTTACGAAGCATAGTTTTAAGAGTTTTATTGACCGGCTCAGTGGTATAATCGGCAGTTAAAAAGGTATATTCAACATCTGTTTCATCATCAACATACTTTAATGCGGTGATTGATGTGCAAGGGTCTATAGCGAGGTGCTGAACGCCCCCATCATAGTAACGAGTGGTTGCACTTACTGATTCAATGCTAGAACCGATCATGCGTTCTATATAGGCTTGGAGAGCTGTGTTTATAAGTGTAAAAGAACTTGATTCGTTAGCAGTAAGACTTCTACCGAGTCTTGCTTCTAAATCTGCTTGCGTGATAAGTGCCATATTATCTTTTCTTGTTAAGTTTTCTTCTTAAATAAGCTTTTCGTCTAGCGTTATACGCTTCAATTGTTTCACCTTTTATTGGTGATAATTTATCTACTCCATTCACTTGCTCTCTTACTCGTAAGATTGCCGAGTTGTAATAGTTGCGTAGCATACTTTCATAATAGCACAAGTATTAAAAAGAGCCTTGCTTTTTACGACAAGGCTCTGATTAAAAGTCAGCCTATGAAATATTGACCGGACCCATGCGACCGAGGAATCGTCCATCAGTTGCAGCTCGACTCTCATCAACGAGAGCAGTAAACGTTACTTCAAACACTGATTGCTCATCTATTTTGTAAGCAAGCGTAGCGTTTTCAGTAGATACTGCTTTGAAGAAAGTAAAGGTTAGGTTTCCATCAGCATTACCACCTTGAGGGGTGATAACTAATTCAAGAGCGTCATTTCGCAAACTGTAACCAGCTTTTGTACCGAAGTGAGTATGATCGTCAGCTGAACCAACGTCATAGTCATTCTCAGGCATAACATAGTTAAGAGTAAACGGGTGAATTTCAGCAAGTTTGAGCTTTACTGTAGCTTTTTGACCAGACAAAACGAAATCCACAGGTGTGTTTCCGTATAAGTCAGTCTTTACTTCAGTAAACTCTCGCTCGATTTCAATCTCAGCACCATCTACAGTATGTCCTAGATCAACACCACCAAAGGTGATGAGTGATCCGGCTGCTACTTTTAGCTTTGAAATTTGTGCCATGATTTACCTTTCGTTTATTAGATTAGTGTTGTTTAAGAAACGACACCAGTTCCAAGTATTACGAAAGCTCCAGGGAAGCGTGTCTGCGGTACACAACGAAGTGTAGCTCGCATAGCCCATGCGTCCTGAGTGATCAGGTTAATGTCAGAACCACCAGCGTCTTTTACGACACCGCTATCAAAGATTTTTGTTTCCAATAGTCTTTTAACGTGTAGTTTAACTCGGCTTAAATCACCGAATACTGCAAATGGTTCGTTAGCTGTGATGTCGCTCTTTTCAGGGAGGATGTCAACTAGCTCAACAGCAACACCGTCAATCATAGGAGTGACTGAGCCACCAACGCCACCGAATAGGTAACCGCCAGTAGTAGCTTCTTTAGTTTGACGTAGCATGTTCCAAACAGTAGGGTGCATGAAGTAACGACCTGCACGACGGACTGAACCGACTACGAGGTAACGTGAATCCATAGCGTCATCAGCAGAGAAATCTGTGATGGCTGAACCGACTGATAGAGTCTTAAATGCTTCACCTGCGTCTGGTGCATATAGCAAGCCATATGTAGCGTCAGTGAATACAAGTTGGTCAAACAATTTTGCACGAGCACGAGCGATTTCAGTTGCAGCATCATTCCAAAGATTGATAGCAGCGTCCTCAATTACTTCGCTTGTGAATACGAGAGTTGCAATATACTTATCAAGAGCAACAGTTGTAGCTGAGTAAGTAAGCTTCTGAGCGTTCTGCGCTGTAGCTTCACCTGTACGAGTAAACGAAATCTCGTTTGTACCGGCAAGAAGTGTTACAGAGTCACGATCAGTTACACGAACATCAGCTAAACGAGCAGCAACACCGTAGTCTTGCGTAAGTCGTTCTACCTCTGCAACAAATTCTGGGTCTGGTACTAGAGCAGCACCATCAGCAGCAGTTGTTACGTTTTGGTAGTTAGCTTTATTAACTTCACTCCATGCTTTGTCAACATAAGAGTTATATTCAGCAATTCCTACTGAGTCGTTATTCTTAAAAGCAACAAGACCTTTTGCAAAGCGTTGTTCTTTACTAAGTGATTCCATAGCAGAAGTTTTAACAACTGGCTTTTCGTCACTGTGAATAGCTTTCTTTTCTACTTTTTCAGTCTTAGCAATAATAGCGTCAGCGATTTCGTCTGCACTTGCAGCTTTAGGCATGTCAGCTTTTAGAGCTTCTTGAACTGATTTTGAAACAGCGTCAATAACTTCTGAATCAATTTCGATTTTTTCTGTACTCATTATGAGTTTCCTTTCAATTTAATTTGTCGTATGACAGTTTCGACTTGATTATCGACCGCTTGCGCTTGGCGCAAAATAACCCGTCTATTAGTTGATTCGTCTGCCGACGCTTCTTCGGGTTCAGCAAAGCTTAATTCCTCTAAAGTGGCTACGAGTGTTTTCAATACTTGTATATCGTTTTTAATTTCGTTACCATCAGTCAGCATTTTACGAGCGTATGCGTTAGCCAATGCACGAAGTTCAGCTTTCTGATTACCATCAAATGACTTACTTGCTACTAATGCTTCTTGGTTGGCCGGGATTGATACAACACTAAATTCTTTCATCATCATCTTCGTGATAGTAAGACCGTCTGATCCCCATTCCTGAACCATACCGCCAATAGATACAGCATTAAGATAACCGTCTAAAATATAGTTATAAACCTTAGCAGCAAACTCATCTTTCATATAGAACTGAGCTTTAGCCATGAGCTTTCCGCCCTCTTTCCATACCTTAGTAGCTTTTGCTATTGGTAGGTTAAAACCATCGTGACCCCATAAAACAACAGGATTCTTTTTAAAGTCTTTAATGTCTATCCCATCTACATTGATTCGCTCGCCATGAGCGTCCCATGCGTTCGTAGATACAACAAACTCAACTTCGCCCTCTTTTAATCGAGAGGCTTTTTCTATAAGTCCGTCAGCTTTAATTATCATTCTGCTTCCTCTACTGAGAAATGAATCTCTATTTCAAATGAGCCTACAGAAGCGACTGAACCTTGTTTTACAAGTATTCCCTCATTAGGATTAAGAACAAGAATTTCATCTTTTAATATGTTCATGTTTTGAGCTATTGTTGCAGAAGCAGTTGTTTCCTCTGGGAATGCAAAGGTAGTACCAACTCTCGCTGTTACAGTTGTACCAAGTACAGGAAGTGTACGAGCTGTAATGCCACTTGGTATAGCAGCTTGTGTACTATTTAAAGGAAAGATCGTTGCACCTGTTTCACTTGCAGACGCATAACCGATTGATTGTCCGTTAGAAGCAGACGTAGAAGTTCTTAGTATGTTGAAACGAGCACTAACAACTCCGGTAACTGCAACATCAGATGTTGGTCTGATATAAATTCCATCAACAAATATTCTATGACCGCTAGTATATGAGTTAAATAAATCTACATATAATTTACTTGCTCCGACTGCTATATCACCTGTTAGTAAAACGTATTTTGGCTTCATGTATCTCCTTAATTAAAAAAGTCCCTTTGACTACCGACCAGCTCGTAACTGAGGTGGATTTATGGTCGCTCTGGGGACTCTGTTTGCATTATAGCACTAACGTTTTTCATGTCAAATTCATTTGTAACAAATAATTCATTAGTCTTTACGTTGTACTCAAAGATCATATAACACCGAGGACATTTAATTGCACCTTGTAAGTTATCTACTTTAGCGAGAAGTTTATTACAGCCTTTGCATTTAACGTCTACCATATTACTGCCATCTATATGACATTCTTAAATAAGAACAACGCTTTCCGTTTGCAGTACCCCATGATGTAGACCTGTTAGGAGATATAAATAGTCTTAGTGATGTACCTGCACTTGCTATAACTGCTGGACAAGGAGTGTTTACGAAAGAACCATTGTTTACGCAGTTAGCATAGGCCATCCATTCCATATCTGTAATAGTTGCAGCGGTAACTGGTAAAGTAATGTAGTAATCAACAGAATTGCTTGTTCCGTTATTTGGCTCTCTTATCTCAATCTCAATCTCATTACCAATAGTTCTATACCTATAAGAGCCGCCTGTAGGGTCTGCAGAGAATCCTGTAAACGTAGGAACCCATGTAGTCCATGCAGTAGGGATATTTGTTGCGGTAACTACGCCTGCTTTTGATACTGAGAATACTGAGTCAGCAGTAATATAGTTACCAGAGCCAGCGTTTTCTAATTTAAGAACTGCTCCAGTATCGGTAGCATTTAATAGTTGAAACTTAGCTATATCACCTGAGTGAGCGTAGTTAGTGAAGTTCTTAGCTATAAGTGCTGATTGAGTAGCAAGGCTACTGTCTACTATCGCCATGACAGGTACGGTTGATACATACCCTGTAACAGTTGAGATTAACCCTTTCGTGTTCACGTTTCCATTAAAGGTTGATTCATGCCCACTCGCAGCAGATATAGTAAGTGCTGTTTCTTTTGTAGAACCATCATAGAAATCTATGACAAAATCTCTATAAACACCTGTACCTCTTTTTTGTACTCTTATCCCATATTGAGTTTCGCTTGAATACCCATTGTTATAGACGTCCATAAACTCAGTATTACCAGCACCTAAATCTCTTTTTAATGCAAGTGTAGCTTCTTGGTTTCCTGATGAAGTAGAATCTGGAGCTTTTATTTCCAATAGTGTCCATGCGTCCTCTGATCCTGTCGGATTACCGCCATCTCTCTGTAATACTAAAAACTGATCAGCATTTTGCTCTAAGAAGTATTCAGAACTGTTTGTGCCAGTTGTACCAAGTTTTATTAAGTTTCCATCAGTAATTGCAAAAGGTGCAGCCCATGCACCGTTATAGTGATTAAACGTAAAGTTTCCATTATTTGTATGAGCAAACTGCCATTTCTTTGAATTATCTCCGTTCCATATTTCTAATGCTCCGAAGTTATCACCATCATTAACACCCTGTATTCTCATATATGGAGCTGCTATAGCTGAGTTCAACAAGAACACTAAGGCTGCTGCATTGAATGTAAGATTGGTTGATCCCTCTATCGTACCGTCACCAGTCCATATTCCAATCTGGTTATCAACAGGTGTACCGACTTTAGTCACATCACCACTACCGCCAGAACTGCTACCATACATAGTAATCGTAACATTATTACTCGGAACTGTTACCGTAACATTAACCGTTGATGACTGTATCCGTACTGCTATATTGCTCATGCTGTTCTCTTTGTAACATCATTAACGACTGAAAAAACTCCCTTAGATGTACTGGTTATTTTGTTAGAACTGTTTTTAAGCTGAAAGTCGTAATAGTAGTCACCCTCTGTTTGATTTGTGTCTGTGCTAGACAAAGCCACAGAAGATATACCGCTTAATGGTGTGGTGTGGTTTGTAACGTCTTTAGATATTAAAGCGCCCGTATCGTCAGTAGCAGTCAGATCACTTTTAACAGTGAAATAAAGTGTTGATCCTGTCAGGTTAATTGCTGTTCCGTTCTCATCTTGAAATGTTACGGTTAATGTAACATCATCTCCTCTAATTACTTCTATCTTGCTCATACATAACTCCTTTTATTTATACATATCATAGGCTGCTGCCTCTGCGTTATCTGCACCGTCTTTCAATATCTTGCCAGCACTACCAGCAATCGTATGAGCAGATAGTGGCTCGTCCCATACCCCACCAAGACTTGGCATAGTTGCAATAGCTGGAGCCACCGGCAATCCCTCTGCCCACAAGTCCAAGTTGCCAAGGTCAATAGCCACACCAGCAGGGTAGGCAACATTCACATCATCGACGTAGAAGTATCTATCCGTGCCAGTAGCGTCGGTAGCTCCTGTGACTTTCATTTCAATCTGTCCATAGCCTGTTGTTGGCGTAAATGTACACGCTAGCTGTTGCCAGTTAGTATTACCTTGAGCTACTGAGGTGATAGTTGTGCCGTTGTCGTAATCAATCGTTAGGGTTGGTTTGGTGTGAGTGCCAGCCCAGTAAGCTGAATTGTTTAGCTTGACCCAGAGTGAAACAGTCATCGTCTTGTTCTGAATATTGCCTGTTGGTATGTTCTGTTCCCAGTGCATTAAGTTTGGTGAATAAGTCGGTTCAAATCTCATAGCAAAGCCACCTGCTGTCCGTACGGTAGTGTCAGCTAAACCTGTGCCAGTACGG